TCCAGGCGCGATAGGTGGCGAGCGTGATGCCGCGGTTGGTGGCGCCGCCGGGGTCGGCCGGGTGGTCGACATAGCCGCCTTCGTGCCTGAGCGTGTGATCTACGGCGCGCGGAAAGTTGTCAGCCATTCATTCCTCCGGTGGAGCTGGCGGCGACGGTGGCGGTCGGCCGGCCACCAGCAATGCCAGGATCGTCGTCAAGATTTCCGACCAGTAATCGCGGATCAAGGCTCCGATGCCGATTTGGTTGCACGTCCCCGCCGCGAAGCGCCCGGTCAAAGTGCCGACGACGCAACCGGTGACTACCAGCGCGATAAGGCCCATGGTCACAATGACGAGCACGGCGAGCAGCCAGAACGCCGCCCGTAAAATGTCGAAAGGCGGTCGAGGGGCGGGCAAGGGTCAAGCTGGAGACGGCTGCGGCCATGCCGCTTCCAGCTCCTCGATCCGCTCGGCCAATTCCTTGACGGCATTCACCAGGGCGAAAGTCACAGGCGAAACGTTGATCCCCTGCATCGCGGTATCCTCAGCATCCTCCGCGTGCAATTTCATCGGAACCACGAGTTCCGGCATGACCTCGCGGCAATCGTCTGCCAGGAAGCCGACATAGCGCCGGCCATCGTCGGTTGTTCCATACAGCCCGTTGAAAGCATAGGACACTGGAGCAAGCCCGCGGATCGCAGCGAGCCCTTGTTCGTAGGGCGCAATATCCTTTTTCAGTCGGGCATCGGAGGGATTATCCCAAGTAGAAGAACCAGTCCGTTCCGCCCAAGCGCCGGCGAAAACAAACCTATTGGCATTGACCGACACTTCCCAAAGCGCTTGACCGCCAGTCGATTGCAGCACGATCGTCGCCTGGCCTGCCCGCGATATTGATCCCGCCGCGCCCGGCTGATTCAGGATCAAATCGAATTGAGTTAATTCAAGCTGACCGGCAGTCAGACCGCCAACGACATTCGCATTGCCGTGAACGCCGAAATTCCCGCAATCGAGATAGCCGCTCACACTGGCGCCGCCATAGAATGAGGCTTGACCCAACACGCCAAGAAGGCCGTTGCAGTTGATCGCATTTGCGGCATAAAGAGTGGTGCCTTGAACTTGGCCGGCGGAGGATATGTCGCCGGTAACGCCCAGCGCAAAATTGACGTTCAGATTGCCATTGACTGTGCCGTTGCCGCTCGTCCAGGTATTGAGCGCCGTGTTACCACTGACGACAAGGCTGCTGGATTGGATCGCGCCGGGAACAACAAACCCGCCCGAGAATTGGCCGTCAACACGAAAGCCAAGGAATGAGCCATCAAAAACCCAGCCGATATTATGAGCATTGCCCAAAGCGGGATATTGGACGCCCTGGCCGCCGACCCGGACAATGTTAGCCGCAACAAGATTATTCCCCGCGCTCACATCGCCGACCGCCGAGATGGTATTGCCAGTCAAATTCCCGGTAATGTTCGCAGGGCCGTTGTAGGTGAATACTCCACCAGTGCCCAGCGTCAGACGAACCACGTCCCCGGTTATGTCGGTGATCGAAAAGGCGCCGCTCGAATCCGTGCCACATGCCCATGTACGAACGCCGATAACGGTAGTGACAAGACGTGCGTGCAATGACGGCGCAGCCTGCTGATCGGCTCTAATGGTCAGCAAATCCCCACCGCCAGGGCGATAGAGCGCCCCGCCAGATAGCGGCAAAAAGCCCGCGAGGTCAGGGTTTGCGGCCTCGGCAATCCGCTGGATTGCCTGGTAGAGCTGGCTGCTGTCGGCCTTGTCCGCCGCCATCCCGATGCTGGTGATCACGGTCAGGATTTCCTCCTGGACCATGTTGAGCCACCAGGCATCGACAATCGTAGCCTCAGCCCCAGAGGCCGGGTTGCCGTCCGTGAAAAAGCCAGGGGCAAACGGCGGCGGGGTTATCGGGATCGAGGGGACCGCGCTCGGACTGTCAATTCTGAACACGCGGAGTCTCCCCGTCGAGCGCGGGCATGCCGCTGCCATTGGCCATAGCTTGTGCCTGCCCCTGTTGGGCAAGCTTGCGGATTAGCGGGTCGACGATCCGCCAGGGTCCCCCCTCGCCCAGGATGGCGAGCACCTGGTTCCATTCTGCGGCGGTCATCGTCATGGTCATTTCAGCAGTGGCGTCCATCTGTCCCCCTCATCTGGGCAGCAGTTCGGCGCGCAAGGCGTCGATTGCGGCATCGACATATTGCTTTGTCGCGGCCTCAAGGTCCTCAACCGGATCGGCAGGGAGCTGGACAGGGAGCAGGAAGCTCGCGCCATCCTTGGTGATCGAAATCACTGCGCGGTCTGGCAACCCCCACTCGGTCGTAGTGCCGATTTGCAGGCCGCTCCCGTCATTCCACAGACCGACATAAGGGTCGCCAAACCTGCTGGTAATCAGGGCAAATGAAGGGACAGCCGCTTCGGACCCGACGACGCCTTGCACCCAGACGCTATTACCGGCTGCGCTCGTAGCCCCCATCAGTATCGGGTTGCGGGTTTGCGTCTCACCGATATTGAAAAATTCGGAGTCGCTCCACATCCCGTAACCTGAAGTCACTGCGTCAAGCGGCGGGACAATGTTGAGCATAGTCGTCGCTATATTCTGAAACGGACCGCCAGCCTGTATTGCGCTGATCTCGTCCCGCGCATGCAGGAAGTTGCGGCGTACGCTGTCGGTCTGCGGCCGGCCCGTAATCGGCAATGACGGATCAATCTGACTAACCATTAGGGCATGTCCCAGAGCGAGCTGCCGCCGTCCCACTCGGAATAACCCTCATCCCAGATTGAGCCGACGTAGGCAAATTGCAGGATGGTGTGAGCTGGTTTAAGCGGCTCGATCACGCATTCAAGCATCCGGTTCCCCCAGCGCCTCAGCCGTTCCCCGGCTGTGCTGCGGCCAGCGCGGAATGACCAGACGCGATTGTTGATCGCGGTAATCCGCCATGTGTAAAGCCAATCCTGCCCATTGACCCGCTGGCCAGCTCGATTAGCGCCAGCGCGGAAGGCAAAAAATTCGGTGATCGTGATATCGAACCCAAGCGCGGCTGCGACGGCGATATAGTAGGCTTTGCTCTGCCCGCCCCTCGATGCCAGCTTGAACAGGACCGCCGCGCGCCGTTCCTGAAGTCCCGTCAAGGGCGGGCGGATGCAGGGGTCAGGCAGGCCGCAGATGCGCTCCCAATCGGCCAGGGTTTCGAGTGCCGTCCCTGGATAGGACTCGGTCAGCAGGTCACAATCCCGATGGGTGACCCTGGCAAACTCGACCGCGAGGCCGGCGAAAGTCCGCATCAACACCGTGCGCGGCTCGCGCGGCCAGGCCCAGCCCCGAGGCAGCAGGTCAGCGAGCACCTGGGCGTAGTCGTCGGCAGTCAGACCGTAGACCGGCTGGGGCTCGTTCTCAGGCTGCGCCTCGCGGGAAAGTTCAACGCGCATGAAGTTGCCTCAGCATCGGCAACAAGGCATCGAAGACTGCTTGAGCGGCCGCAGAGACCTCGACGCCTTCCGGCACGGTAATTTTGGGTTGCTCTCCGTCAAATGAGATTGACAGCACCAATCGCTGCTCGGGTGTTGGCCCATAGAAATTCAAACTATGGGGTTGCGGCGCGAATTGGCAAAATTGATCATTCATTGATAGGTGACCTCCCCCAGGCCGACAATCTCACCGAGCTGCACGTCGATGCGGTCTGTTGGGCTGACCAGCACAAAGCGGCGCACGCCTGGGGTGAATGAGATAGCGGCTGACCATTGGTCGCGGTAGATCGAGCCGCCAGGCTCGGCCTCCTCCAGCAGCATGTGATAAAGCCCCTCATAGATCAGGCGGCGGATTTCGGGCGTGTCAGGCTCCAGGTCAGCAATCGCCACGTCTGTGGGGACCTCGACCGGGGCGAACACCAGGACCCGCGCCGTGACTGGCCGCACCGGCTCGATGTGCGCTGCCACCAGCTCCACGTCGGCAGGGATCGGAATGCCCGAGGGGCCGCGAACATCATCCATCATGAAGCGCACGGTCACCGAGCCCGCGCCGCCCTGCAGCGGGTAGCACCAGGCCCTGGTGACCCCTGGGACCTCCAGCGCCCATCTGACGTAATCGAACGCAGCACCCCCATGGGGCGGCTGGCGGATGCGTGCCAGGACCGCGCGCAGCAGGGCAGGGTCAACCTGCTCGTCAGCTCCTCCAGCCAGGCCAGGCTCTGCGACCTCACCAGTGACCGCGACCCCCGCGAATGTCGTCAAAAGCTGGAGCTGCACTCCAGGCTCGGAGTTGCCAGCAGCACCAGCCTCGCTCGCGTACAGGGTGACGGTGATTTCCCCCCCTGCCTCTGAGGCCCCGAGGGGGATGGTGTATTCAACCCCGTCAGTGCGGCGCACCTGGGCGTTGTCGCGGATCGAGGCCCCGGCATCAGCCGGCCAGGTCGCCGGCCCATTGGCGATCGCAGCCGGGATGCGAGGGACCCCCCAAATGGAAGCCCAGCGGTCCAGAAATTCCTGCTCGGCGCTGTCTGGGAACAACTGGCGAAATGACCATTCCAGCCGGCCGTAAAGCAAGTGCGCGGATCCGGCCTCGACCTCCGAAAATGCGCGTAGATTGTTGACGCGGAGCCTGGTGTCGGCTCCCCTCAACTTGGCTTCGAGGTCCGCGCCGATCCTGCGGCGCAAATCCTCAAGTAGCGGGCGCTCGAAAGGCACGGCTCGACTCGCTCCAGACCCAGGAATAGCGGCGGTTTAGCAGCTCAGCCCCCTCGCGGATGATGACGACCCCCACATCGAGCCTGCCTGGTGCCGCGCGCGGCCATTCCGCGAGGATGGTGATCTCGTCTGCGACCCCATCCTCCAGCATCCAGGCCAGCGCCTCGCGGCAGTAATCCTCGGCGCGCAACCTGACCTGGTTCGTTTCCTTCTCGCGACTGATCAGCCACAGCCTCGACCCGAGCGGCCCTGCCTCCGCGCCGTCATCAGCCCACCAGCCACGGCGATCGCCGTCCGAGGGGTCAGGCAGGGGGTCATCGGGGGTCGCCAGCCGGTCGGTGAATAGGCTCAGGATCACGCTGGTTTCGAGGTCATCCCCTGCCACCAGGTCACCCCCGGCGAGCACCCAATCGCCGGTAAGGCGGGAGGCATCCCAAGTGGTCGCAATGTCACTCATCGCGCGTGCCGCCTCCCACGCTGCCCTGAGGGGCGTTTATGCTGCCGGTGGCGGTGAGGTCCCCGTCCAGCTCGATGTCGCCCTTGATGGCAATCTCGGGCGCCTCGATTTCGATTTCATCGCATTTGATGACAACCTTGTCGGTGCGGAGTTCGGCCGAGCCGTCATTCTTTAAAATCAGGCTGTCGCCAGTATTGCCATTGTAGATCACGACTTCGCCCGGCGCGAGGCCAGTAAAGCGGGACTGCCGATCATCGGTCGCCACAATGACGCCATGGTCGCGCCCCCCTCCGATAAAGACGACCAGAGCCTCGCTGTCGGCGGGCGGCGAAGATGAAAACCCGTAATTCTGGAACCGCTCGACCGCAATCTTGTCCTCTTCGTAGAGCAGCGAGACTTGATCGAGCTGCAATCCGGTTTCGTCATCCGTCGACGCAATAACGCCGCGCGAAACCATATTCATGATCCGCCGATGATCGCTCATGATGTTGGCTGCCATCCTGCATAGGGGTCACCGCCGCCGCCCTTTTTCTTGCCTTTGCCGCCTTTGCCGCCGCCCTTTTTCCCTTTGGCTGGGTCCTTTTTCCCCTTGCGTTTCGAGGGGTCGGGCAGAAAAGCATCGGGCAGAGTCAAGCCCAGCTCAGTGAGTTCGCCGCCGTCGTCGTAGCTGAATTGGACCTCACCGATGATCAGCTCATGCGACAGCGACAGCCAGGGAGCCTCGACCCATACCAAATCATTGGTTGCCCATAGCTTCCCATCTTCCTGCCGCCAGCCCTGGACGCCGACCGTCACCTTGAGCGCCTGGCCGACGCGCCGGCGCATCTCCCAATCGGCGCGTTGCGCTGCAGCGGCATCATCAGCCTGCTTTTCCGCCACGATGACATGCGGGCGGTATCTGGTGACCCCGGCATCTTTGGCGCGCCCGACAATCTGGGTCAGCGTCTTGGGCGCGGTCTTGCCTGGTGACTTGGCGGCTGCGGCCTGTGCCTGGATGCGCATGCGCTCGCGATAGCGCGCCGAGATATTGGGGATGTTGCGGAGCTGGCGGACCTGCTCCACCAGGCTCGGCTGCCAGCCGCCATCGCCGCCCCCGCCCCAGTCTTGATCTATCGGCCCCCCGTCTTTGGTCCTGTTACCCGGCCTTTGCGCTTTGACGATGTAGTCTGAAAATCGCTTGCTGTTGTCGAGGTCCGCTGAGGCACTGAGAATGTTTTCCCCATGTATAAGATTGGTGGTCGCACGACCGGAGCCGGCGCGCGTGAGAACCAGCCGCCCCAGCGCGTCGTCAGTGACCAGAAGCTCGTGCACACGCGACAGCCGCTCGATAAGCGCAAAACACGTCTCCCCCTGCTGGACCTGGACCTCGGGCTCGGGCGGGGTCTGGGTGTTCACCACGACCTCGACCCCAAACGGCTGCGCCAGAATGCGGGCAATCTGGCCGACCGTCATCCCCTTGAACTGCCCCCCGTCAACGGTAATGGAGCAATCCACCAGGTCACAGGTTTTCGAGCGGCCGCTTAGACTGATCGAGTGCGAATTGGCGTCGTAGCTGGGTCCGTATTTGTCAACCCAGCCAGTCAGCACGGTTTCACCGCCAAGCTGGATTTCGCAAGACTCGCCTGGGGTGATTTGCCAAATGTCCTCTTCGAGCGACCAGCGTTCGCTGACAGTCAGCTCAAAATCCCCGGTGGCGCGCTCCAGGCCGCGCGTAACCCTCAGGGTTTTCCAGCCGGCATAGTGCTCGCCTGACACCAGCAGGCTGAAAGGTGCCTCGCGCGCCTCGCGGCTCTGCTGGCTGGTGCCACGGCTGCTCGGCCTGGCAGGGGTGCGAACTTCGCTCATTGCCCAGCCGCCAGAATGCGCCCGGTGCTCGGCAGGAAGGCGGGATTGCGCGCCGTCACCCGATCGCAAATTTCGAGGTCGCGGGCAGTGCTCTGGTACATCCGCCAGGCCAAGGTGATCGAGTTGGCTGTGGCCAGGGTGCGATAGGTCACCAGCGGGTTGAGGCTCGCAGCCCGCATCATGATCATGGCATTGATGGCGTGGCGCAATTCTGCCAGCGCGCTGAACACGTCATCCTGCCCAGCATCGGCGGTCTGCTGCTCAATCGCGATGAAAACCTGGCCGACTGCCTGGCGGACCTCGATCGCCTGGTCGTAGTTGTCGAATGCCATGCCGGTGATCGAGTAACCGATTTCCCGCAAGGCCAGCTCCGCGACGAAGGCTTCCATCGCGGCGGCGTTCTGGGCGCGCTGGCTGGGCAGCGAGAGGATACGCGGCGTGGCGTAGGGGTTGAGCAGATGGCGCGGTCGGTCTGGGGCGACGTCGGGGTGCTCAGGGGCGAGCGGCTGGAAGCCTCCCGAGCCGCGCGGCGCCGAGGAGCGCCATTCCGTGGCCATGGTCAGCATGGCACCCACGACCGGGCCAGCCTCCCCTGCATCGGTGAAGGCGGCAAAGGTCCGATCGAGTGCGTCTGCCAAGGCCTTGGGATCGCCCACAAGCGAGGGGGCCTGGACGCTGAGATAATCCAGCGCGGTTATCAGGGGGGTCTGTGGCAGGTCCCCAGGGGGCAGGCGCAACATGCGCAGCCCATCGGAAATGTTGCGCACGTCGGCGATCGCCGTATCCGCGACCCAGGGTCCCGCGCCGCCGACAGAGAACAGGCCGGCAAAATTGGGCATGGCGGCATTGCTCAGCCCCCCTGCTGCATCCCCCACCGCCAGGTCAGGGTCGGCGTCCTGGGTCGGCTCGCGGACAGACCCCGCCTCGGCGAATTCCATGGCGAGCGAGCAGAACCGGCCGCGCTCGCGCTCTTCTGTCGCCGTGACGACACGGCATGCCGCCTGCAACGTGCCGAGCGTGGGGTGAACAAGTTCGCCGTGCCCATCCTCCTCGCATGCTTCGATCAAGCGGTCACGCGCGGCCAGGAAATCATCGCCTATCGTGTAGCCGGTGAACCGCCAGACCCTCTGACTGCGCCCCAAATCCTCAGCGAACGGAGTGTTGCGCGCCGGGTATTCGTGATCGGCCCAGCGTCGACCAGTCTCGGTGTTGACGGTGTCAACGTAGAATCTGGCACCGCGGAACGATGCCGGCCTAAGCCGGGTGCGCCAGCCGCTCATCCTGCCGCCAGCCCTGGCATCGAACGCCCGACCTCGACATTCGAACTGGCCATGCCGCGATCCCGAGTGGTCGCGGTCGCCTTGATGTCGCCGACCGTTTCGATCTTGATATTCGTCTG